CTTAGAAATCTTTGTCGGTTCGTCCTTTGTACAAGTTTTGAAAACTTCATATGATCGCTCATCACGACGCCAACACTCTCTCGCTCTTGAAGCAAGATTCATTGTTTCTTCATCCAAAATTCGAGGGCAAGAGACATGAGGATACCTAACTGCAGTCCAGTCAAGATCATCCTCTAAATCCACTATAAAGCCCTTCTTTGATTTATTGACGGGCCATCCCATGGATGTTTTTGGTTTCATGGCGTCCACAAAGGGCATACCATCGATCCCTGAAACAGTTTCGACATCATCTAGCACTTTCACACGTGACAAAAGTTCCTTCCCTAAGTTGGAACTACACAGTTCGTCCATTTCGTGAAGCATGTCTTGTAGTGCCCACTCCATAACATCAGAAGGAAATTCCTGATAAGCATTCCCCGCTCCAGAAAGATACTTCTGATATGGGGCCCAAGATGGTACTTGGTTCCCTGGATCATCAGGTTTCCGACAATTCGCGGGTTTGCCAAATTGATTAGGCACTCCAGTTACTGCTTCAACAGTCGCCGAAGCAGGAGACACAACAACTCCAGACTTTGGTCTCACTTTCCCACTTGGCATTGTGCCATAGTGTTCAAATTGAGCCAATGTTTGAAATTTAGTTGGAGACTTTGTCTCAATGACAGGAGAAGGAGTAAAATCAATCCCGTAAGATTGAGTTATCATGTCTCCTGTATTCATTGTTAAAGCAACCGTATCCCTCAATTTGAGTTCATCGATAGCTTTTTCAATGGCAACGCGAGAACATAATGTAATTCCTCCTTCTGTAGAGTCTTCTTTTCCTGCAGCGTGAAATCCCACAATGCGTGAATTGGGGGCATCATGAAGATGCACTCCCATGCACTGCCCTGGAAAAGTACTGTTAGAATAATTGACTATTGCACCTTGAAATTGCACTTTGTCAGTTTGAATCAAACTGTACTTCTTCACACGCGTGCGATCACGCAATAGCTCGCCGTTATCACGACGATACAACATTGTCGTAATCAACTTTTGAGAAATTACCTTTTCAGGCAAAAAAGGAATCAAATCTTTTTTGTCTCCACTTCTCGCCACGTACGCTAGTGCTATGTCTGATCCCGGAACCAAGATACAATCTTTGGGTCCTAATAGACAAGTGAAATTTGCACCACATACGATTTCCGGTGCGTCTCGACGCACAGTAATTTTCGTATTTTCTGTGGGAATTTCATGCCCTGGTATGGCAAGAATGTTTGAACGAAGAAATAAACCATTGAAAAAAGTTTTATCAGTTTCCACTCTCACGAGTTGTTTAATGACCGCTTTTTCAAGATCTTCTCTTCCAACATTTTTTAGAGTTGTCGGTAATGGCGCAATTTCAGGAGTCAACCAAACATTGTCTTGTTCCATGTGAACACTCATGCCGTTTCCTTGCCCAACCATCTGCGTTTTGTTAAAACGTTTGTAAAGTTGGTAAGCGGCATAAATAGCCAAAATAGCAGAAGCAAAGTAAAACAAAGCTCTGCCACGGGAGATTTCCATGTCACGTATCCTCTTGAAGATGTCGGGCATCAATTCACGCCCTTCAATCATCTTTTGGACCAAGTAATCTTTCCTCGCTCGCACGGCCGCAGCCATGCCGACAACATGCATCCCCAGAACACTGAAGAACATGGTTGGAAAGCAAAGCATTTGCACCATACAAGAGATAGCAGAAAACTGCATCATCTTCTTAAAGAATTCGTGAGACTTGACAAAGGTGCAAAACCATTGAAATCGACTCGTACAAAATTCAGCTTCAGGAACATAATTCTCCCATTGGAAAAATCTGTTATGTTGACAATACTCTTGATAAAGTCCTGTCAGTCCTGATTCGGAATTCATAGTTTCGACTGGTGTGCATGTTTGACAATAACGTTCCATCATCCCATGAGTGCACAAACACTGCTTAAAGATTTTCTTTGACGAAGAAACCACAGATTTCTGTATAAACACATGTTTCTTTATGTGTTGACGCAGAAGTTCCAAAACCTCTGCCACAGAAATATCTACGGCTTCTTTTCTTATCACTTCATCTCCTTCGCGTGTTTCATAGTACAATGCTCTTTCCATAAATGCTTTGCCCGTTCCGGTCTCATCTCTTGGATCAATAAACTCATAAGCAGAGAATATCCATGCATCAGGGAATAAATTCCCGTTTTGGGCATCCTTTGCAAGTTTTGCTCCATCAAT